CACCCTTAGCATCGACAATAGACTTAGGTGTCATTGTTGCCATAGTCGTGTCGATGGCGTTACCTAGTGTGCGGATCGCTAACGCGCCATTCTTCACAAGGTCTGTGTTGTCTGGTTCTAACCAGCCGTAATTAGGACTTGTTGCCATTTATGTTAATGCTCCTGTCGCGTTGTTCCAGATAAGTGTACCATTTACGCCTGTCCAAGCTAATGAACTAGGAATGACTGTATCCCATTGAGTCGTGGATAATGAGAACTCTGTGGCTGAAATGTAGAGAGTAACATCGACAAAGGTAGGTGTGGCTCGAAGTGCAACATTTTCCACAAAGCCATCGAATGTGCCACCAAGAAGATTGCTAGGCAGATTACTGATAAGGACAGGCTGACCGAAGTAGACCCCGATAAGAGCATCAAGCATGGCATTACCGATGTCTGGGTTATCTAGGCGAAAGGTAATTGCTCCCAGAGATCCTTTAGGGATGCGCCTTAGATTAAGCTCCCTAGTGGCAATCTCCGTAATGTCCACTAGGTTCTTGATGTTGGAGTCAAAGGAACGCTCAAAGAGTCCGTATGAGGCTATAGAGTCCGCATCTGAGGTACTGTAGGTGCTGGCGTATCCTGTGGCGTAGCGATAGATAAGGCTGTTACGGATGCGAGCAGTTTGAGTTGTTGAAGTGATAGAGCTTGGTGTTGCATACGCCCCATCAAAGAAAGTGTAGCCATTTGCTGCAAGAGTGTTAGATCTGTGATCTGCGTCTGCATAGGATACATCCCCATCTTTTTCCTCAAAGATTTGACCGAGTGCGCTAGTAGCAATCTGATCGACCAGAGTTTGTGATTTAGCAGATGCATTAGCTGCAAGGGCGATCATTGTGTAAAAGCCTGAATCCACCTCACCAATGTAAGACTCTGCATCATTCCATGTCGTAGTTGCTGGGTAGGTATCCCATGTGACTGTGGGAGTTACTTCTGCCCATGAAAGGTTAAGAGCTGCGCCAAGGATGGCTGCGATCTGTGCGCCATCTAAGCCTTCTGAAAGGGCTGTGTTGTAAATAGCCTTAGTAAGTCTGGCAAGTGAGCCAATACCTAGAATCGTACCTGTTGTGACATAGCCAGTTTCTTCTGGGCTTCTGACTCCGATGTTGAAGTCTGATACCTCACCGCCAAAGACTGTGACATAAGTGCCAGATGAGTTCTTCAGCTCTAAGGTAATTGGCTCTGTGACATTGATGGTAAAAGGTGAGTTATCAGTGTTGATGATCTCTACTCGGCAGTAACCTGCTGTGGCTTGGCGGTCAATGTCTAAGCGACCAGAGGCATAGGAAACAGAGGTGACTGTTGTATAAACATCATCCCCTACTGTTACTCGCCACTCTGGTAGCCATGTCATGCGATTGTGTAGCCTCTCAATGTGCCACGCTGAGCGGCATCTGTTAGGACTTGATCGATGGCTTCTGCAATGGCGTTAGGATCTCCGATGCCTGTCTGGATAGTGATGTTATAGGCATTAGCCGCCTGTGCTGCATAGCGTGAACCGCTTACTGCACCTGATACACCTGCGCCACCTGCTAGACCCTGCAATAGAGATGAGCGAGCAATGCTTTCCAGATCAAGTGTAGAAGCCATCTGGCTTGAAGCCGATGCGTTCTCCAAGTCTAGCAAGTCTGCAAAGGCATTAGCGCGAGCTGCTGCTGCATCCGCGTATTCTAGGATCGCTTCGATTGAGCCACCGACTGTGGAGATAGGCGCAATGTAATCCCCTGCTGGGATTCCAGAGCCTAAAGATGCGCTTGTTGGAATCTTAGTTGATCCAGTAGAAGCAAGATTGATCTCACGAAGAAGGCGTAGAGCGTTTTCAAGATTAGCAATGTTGATAAGGTCTTTAGGCTTTAGGCTTTCAAGGATTGATTTAATGTCCTGAAGCTTGACATTCTGCATACCAAGTGTGCCAAGCACTTTGAGATCTGCATTAAGTTTAGCCGTTGCAGCAATAATGGCTGCTTCATCCTTAGCAGCGATAGCATCTTCTAGGGCAAGGATCGAACGCTTGACATTGAGGCGAGCAGTATCGTTAGCAATCTGTAACACTTGCGCTGCGCTTGTTGCGTTGCCTAATTGCTGAGCCTGAGATGTAAGAGCTGCTGCAATCTGGATCTTGTCCATGTCAAAGACTTCACTGCCCTTATTGAGAGCAAGGTTAGCCTTATCAATAGCCGCACCAAGTCGCTTATCTTTAAGAATCTTAGCCTGTGCTGCTGCTTGCTCTTTTGTGAGCTTTGTGATCGCTGTAGCGTTCTTTCGAGCAATGGCATCTGCGCGTTGAGTATCCTGTGAGGATACAGTCATTGAGATGTTGCCGAATCCCTTGCCATCACCGAATAAACCGCCTGAAGGTGCAAAGAATGAAAGATTCTTAAAGTCAAAGATTGACTTGGTAATCTTAATGAACTCGCCTGTCTCACGAACAAAGTTAGCAATTGACTGCGCTGCCTTGTCAATCTTGGCGATGAACTCATCTGTCGTATTAGAGTTAGTAATTGTCATTAACGCTTCAACAAGACCTTGACCAATAGTCTCTTTAGCGTTGTTACTTGCAACAGTTAATTTAGCAAGTGAACCTGCATAGGTATCGGCTGCAGCACTTGCCTGACCTGCGAATAGAACCGACAAGCGTTCTTGGATCTGCTCAAAGGTTGATGTCGAAAGTTCTGCCCTTGTAAGTCCTACGCCCAAGCGACCTAGTGCCTGAGTCTGACCTAAGTATGCCTTTTGCAAGCTTTGTGAAACTTGGGTAACTGACTTGCCAGTTCCAGCCGCGATGTCAAGTGCAAGCCCAAGCAATTCCTGAGACTTGGTGACATCGCCTGTAGCACGAAGCAAGCGATCCATTGCAGGGCGTAGCTCATCATCAAGCACACCTGTCTGCATTTCAAGGCGAGAGATAAAGCCATTGACTGTGCCAATGTTAGATCCGTAAGCAAGACCCAGATTCTTTAGAGTAGTGCCTAATGCCTTAGCTGCTTTGTCATCTTCTGCGAAAGCCTTAACAGAAGCCTTTGCATAAGACAGAACCTTTTGTGCGCTATAAACAGCAAGCAAGCCTTTAGCAAGACCCTTGACATTCTTAGTCAATCTGTCTGTGGAAGTCTCAGCTTCCTTAAATGCCTTCTTGCCTACGAACTGGGCGGCTATGTCAATTCTTACATCTGCTGCCATTACTTAGCCGCCTTCAGTGTGTAGTTCTCGAACTTAACTTTTGAATCTTCAATTGCTTTGATAACAGCTGCGTTAGTCTTTCCGCCATCTTCTGCCCATGCACGAAAGATTGCGCGACCCTTCATCTTACGAGTGGCGCGACCTGATGCGCCTTCTGCTCGCTTAAAAGCATTAACAATTGTGCCTGTTCGATCTAAGGCTTCAATGAACTGCTGACCAGCATTAGGATTGTTGCTAAGAGATTGACCCTTAGAACCTGATCTAATTGTCTTGCCGAAATTAACATGTCCGGGGGCTACGACCTTAGACAATGGAGCTTGTGGTCTGCCTTGTGGATTTAATCGACCAGCAGTCTCATAGATAGAGCCTGAAGGCGATGCATTAACGATGCGAGCAAGGGAGCGAAATCCTGAGCGATTAGGCTTGGATGGTGTTGCTTTGTATCCAATGCCACGCTTTGCTTCCCCAGATGACCACTCAATGCGTTCCCACGCACCTGTGCCTTGATTAGCCCATCCGCTTAAAGGTGATGTTGAAGGTATAAATCCTCTAGCCTTGTTTGTGATTGGCTTTAGGATTGTGCCTAATTCTTTTTGTGTTTCCTTAGCAAGATCTGGAGTGAACTTTTTGAGGGCTTTTCTAAGCTCTACCGCGCCTGTTACCTGTGTTGGCATCGCTCACCTCTTTCGCTTCATCCTTTAGCCCCTGCACTAATGCATCGAGCATGCTCTTATCAAGATCTAACAATTGCTGTGGCGCGATTCCCAACCTAATGCTTAGCCTAGCAATTAGGTAGGTGAATGGAAGATCGCGCTTTAAGCTAAAGGGTCAGAGTCCAACACTTCCACGCTTTTCAGCGTTTCAATGAACTCCATCCCATAAGGCTTAACAGTTTCACCTGATCTGCGTGTGACTTCCCATGCAAGCCAATAAACATCCGATTGCTTCTCTTCATCTCTGAAGGCTTTATGGAAACCCTTTTTAGCGTACTGCTCGAACGCATACTCCACTGCTGGAGTAATCTCGCCTTCTAGCACACTTCCATCATTACGAACGATCTTTAGCTTTGCCATGTTTAGCCCCTTTGTTTAGTTTCTTACGCTGTTGTTACTGCGATTGTACCTGAAACATTCCAAGTTACGCTCTGAGTTGATAGGTCTGCAACAGCACCATTTACAGGTGTGATGTTATTGACCAAGCATGTCATTGTGTAAAGTGGATTTGTAGCTGATACAGCAGCAGAAGTCTGCTTGAATGTAACAGTGGTGTTTGTTCCCCAA